GTTGATATGGCTTCTGATTCTTGGTTATCAAAAAACATAAGACCTTTAGTTCTTATATTTTTAGTAGTATCAACAGTGTTAATGATATTTATTGATGCTGGTGTTATTGCTTTTGAAGTAAAAGATACTTGGGTGGACTTATTACAATTAGTATTAATAACTGTGATCGGTGCTTACTTCGGTGGTAGATCACTAGAAAAAGTAAAAAAATAATGGGATTAAATTCAACAGAAGTATCTTATAGTTTTGGCCAAATGGGTAGTGGTTATCTAGACGATACAGGCGCACTAACACCTCCTACTGGAAGTGTTATAGTAGCTATACAAATAGTATCTGCAGCTAAATTTACTACACTAACTGCTGACACAAGTTTTAGCGAAGTAGCTTATATTGGTACAGCTAGTCAAGTAACTGCTAATGGGGCAAATAGTGAAGCTATAGCTGCTGCAGATGAGTTTCCAACTGGTATGACTATAGTTGGAAGATGGACAGCTTGTACGTTAGCAGCAGGTAAAGTAGTAGTTTATTACGGCCCAGCATAATGTTAGGTATAGGTATTAATGTGATTATGAGTAGACCTATAGCTCTACCTAATAGATCGCTTTCATTTGATGGTACAAACGACTTTGTAGATTTTACATCAGCTGAATTTCAAACAGCTCTATCTAATGGAGATTTTAAAGGGTCTGGTAGCGTATCTATATGGGTTAGGCTTAATCTTACAAGTACTAACGCTCAACTATGGGACTTTGCTTTAGATACAAACAATCGTATACAATTACAGTATAAGCATAGTGGTAACGAATACAACTTTACATTTAAAGGTGGTGGTACTGGCAAAACAGCCGTAGAGAGACCTGGTGTATCTCATGAAAACGATGGTGACTTTCACCATATAGTTTGTACTTGGGATAAAGGGGATGCCAACGAAATGAAAATATATGTTGATGGTACTTTAGGTGCTACTACAGCCCTAGCGTCAGTAGCACTGTCTGGAGATTTTGATGATACTGCTGATAGTACGGTTGGTCCTGATGGAACTGGTGGCGTAGAAATATTATCAGGTACTTCATTTAATGGTAGTGCTGATTTAAACGCATTTTTAGATGACTTTGTAATATATAGCGATGTATTATCATCTACAGAAGTAGAATCCCTTTACAATAGTGGTAAATCAAACCCAAGTCTTTACGCAGAACTAAACAATAGAATAGCGCATTGGAAGTTTGACGAAGGCTCTGGTAATACGGTAACAGACTCAATAAATGGTTTTGTAGGTAGTCTTGGTACTGGAGCTACTGCGCCTACATTTAGCGACAATAATGCCGCTGAAAATTCATAATAAATTAAATTAAATAAAATGAAATTAATTAGAAAAATAACTGTAGGTAAAGACTACAAAGAAAATGCTATGCATTACGCTGTAAACCAAGAAGTGTATGGCGGTCACACTATATGTGATATAATAGAAGAAAAAGATAAATACTCTATTTATATTAGAAAAGGTAAAGAAGTTTTGCCGTGGAAAGACTTTAATAAAAATATGGCTGTATCTGTTGAATATAACTTAGAGTATTAATGAAAGCGCCTTTTGACTTTGTTATAGAGCCAAAAGGTAATAGATACAACAATACTAAAAAAGTTGGTGATAAAAATCTTATATTAAATACAGAGATATTTAACCATCAGTTTATAAACAGAGAAGCTATTGTTAAATCTGTACCTACAGCTTTTAAAACAGAAATAAAACCAGGAGATACTATTATAACACATCACAATGTATTTAGACGTTGGCACGATGTTAAGGGTAGAGAAAAAAATAGTAGAAGTTATTTTAATGAAAATACTTATCTTGTAAAACTAGATCAAATATTTTTATACAAAAGAAATAATAAGTGGCGAGCTACAGATGGATATTGTTTTGTACAGCCAATAAAACAAAGAGATAAACTAAGACCAGGTGAAGAAGAAGAGTGTATAGGTATAGTTAAGTATACTGATGGTGTCAATAATATTGACGATCTTGTAGGTTTTACACCTTTTTCAACTTACGAGTTTATTATAGACGGAAAACGTTTATATAGAGTTATGAATAAATTTATTACAATTAAATATGAATATCAAGGAGACGAAGAAGCTTATAATCCAAGCTGGGCACAGAGCAGTTGAAGAGTTGATTAACGTTGCTAAAGAAAAGATTATTACAAACACAGACGATGACGTTAGTGCTGATAGATTAAAAAATGCTGCCGCTACTAAAAAGCTAGCTATATTTGATGCTTTTGAAATTTTAAACCGTATACAAGAGGAAGAAAGTTTATTAAACAACAAAACTTTGGATAAAAAAGAAACAAGTTTTAAAGGTTTTGCAGAAGGTAGATCAAAATGATGTACGAGCAAAATTTATTTAAAATTGTAGAACCTGTAAAGAAAACAACAATCACACGGTTGAACCGTGGTAAAAAATGGAAATATGGATATGATAAAGAACATGATATTGTGGTTATATCAAAAACTGGTCAGATTGATGAAATTATTGAGTTGCAAGGTTTGCGAGTGGGCTTGCCGTTGCGACCAAAGAGCGTGCACACTAACAAAAGACAAAAGTGGCAAAAAATAAAACAACCAGAAGAATTATCTAAACTTAAAAATATATTTGACTGGAGATCGTACCCAGAAGAATTAAAACCTAAGTGGTACGATTATATAGACGAGGAGTTCAAACGTAGAGATGAGGGCTTTTGGTTTATGAATAATAGCAAGCCAACGTATATAACAGGTAGTCATTATATGTATTTACAATGGAGTAAAATAGACGTAGGGGCTCCAGATTTTAGAGAAGCAAATCGTTTGTTTTTTATATTTTGGGAAGCTTGTAAAGCTGATAACAGATGTTATGGTATGTGTTATCTTAAAAATCGTAGATCTGGTTTTAGTTTTATGTCATCAGCAGAAACAGTTAATTTAGCAACACTTGCGAGTGATAGTAGATATGGTATACTATCTAAAACTGGTAATGATGCTAAAAAAATGTTTACAGACAAAGTTGTTCCAATATCAGTCAACTATCCTTTCTTTTTTAAACCAATACAAGATGGTATGGATAGGCCTAAGTCTGAACTTGCTTATCGTGTACCTGCAAGTAAGTTTACGCGTAAAAAAATTACTGCTAATGAAAAGCAGGAAGACTTGGTTGGACTTGATACTACTATTGATTGGAAAAACACAGGTGACAATAGTTATGATGGAGAAAAGCTTAATTTACTAGTACACGATGAAAGTGGTAAATGGGAAAGGCCTGATAATATATTAAACAACTGGAGAGTTACAAAAACTTGTTTAAGACTAGGTAGTAAAATAGTAGGCAAGTGTATGATGGGATCAACATCAAATGCTTTGGAAAAAGGTGGGGATAACTTTAAAAAATTATACAATGCATCAGATGTTACTAAACGAAATCGTAATGGACAGACAAAGTCTGGTTTATATTCTCTGTTTATCCCAATGGAATGGAACTACGAAGGATTTATTGACGAATACGGACATCCAGTCTTTGATAGTCCAGATACAGATGCTATCGGACCAGATGGTGAATTAATAGATATAGGTATAATAGAACACTGGGAAAATGAAGCTGCTGGTTTAAAAGATGATCACGATGCTTTAAACGAATTTTATAGACAGTTTCCAAGAACTACAGAACATGCGTTTAGAGATGAGACTAGAAACAGTATATTTAACTTAGTAAGGCTATATGACCAAATAGATTATAACGAAGGATTAGGAACATCCTCTGTGATTTCTACAGGTAATTTTCAATGGGTAAATGGAGTTCAAGATACACAAGTTATATTTTACCCAGATAAAAACGGTAGATTTAAAATAAGTTGGGTACCTCAAAACCACATGCAAAATAGGATTATACTCAAAAATGGTATTAAATATCCTGGAAATGAACACATGGGCGCTTTTGGTTGTGATAGCTACGATATATCAGGAACTGTAGACGGTAGAGGTTCTAATGGTTCTTTACACGGTTTAACTAAGTTTAGTATGGAAGACGCTCCTCCTAATCAGTTCTTCTTAGAATATATTGCTAGACCACAAACAGCAGAAATATTTTTTGAAGACGTTTTAATGGCTTGTATATTTTATGGTATGCCATTGTTAGCAGAAAACAACAAGCCTAGATTATTATATTATTTTAGGCGTAGAGGTTACAGAGGTTATTCAATGAATAGACCAGATAAAGCATGGAATAAATTATCTGTAACAGAAAAAGAAATAGGTGGTATACCTAATTCAAGTGAAGATATAAAACAAGCCCATGCAGCAGCTATAGAAATGTATATACAACAATACGTAGGAGATGTAGGTAATGGTAACTGGGGTAATATGTATTTTAATAGAACATTAAATGATTGGGCTAAATTTGACATAAATAAAAGAACAAAGTTTGATGCTACTATAAGTAGTGGTTTAGCTATAATGGCTTGTAATAGACATTTGTACGCTCCTAATGCTAAAATAGAAAAACAAAAATTAAACTTAAATATAGCTAAATATTCAAACAATGGATATTCATCAAAATTAATTAAAAAGTAATATGAGAAGTTATACAAATTTTCCAAGCCAAATAGTAAGTGATTTAGAAAAGTCAACAGCAGAATATGGTTTAAAAGTTGCTAAGGCTATAGAAAACGAATGGTTTGGTACTAATAATAATTACTACGGTCGTAATAGATATGCTCATGACGTAAATAATTTTCATAAGCTAAGACTATACGCTAGAGGTGAACAATCAATACAAAAATATAAAGATGAGTTATCTATAAACGGTGACTTGAGTTATTTAAACTTAGACTGGAAACCAGTACCTATAATACCTAAGTTTGTAGATATTGTAGTCAATGGTATGACAGAAAGATTATTTAATGTTAAAGCATTTTCACAAGATCCACATGGTGTACAAAAAAGAACTAAATACGTAGAGTCTATATTAAAAGACATGAATACTAGAGAGTTTAATAACATGGCTCAAAACATGATGTCGATGGATCTTTACGAAAATAAAAAAGATGAAATACCTGAAGATAATGATGAGTTAGCTTTACACATGCAGTTAAATTACAAACAAGCTGTAGAACTAGCTAATGAGCAAGCAATAAATGTTTTGTTAAAAGGTAGTAATTACGATTTAATAAGAAAAAGACTTTATTACGATTTAACTGTTTTAGGTATAGGAGCTGTAAAAACAACTTTTAATACTTCTGAAGGCGCTACAGTAAACTACGTAGACCCTGCTAATTTAGTTTATTCACATACTGAATCACCTTATTTTGACGATGTGTATTATGTAGGTGAAGTTAAAACAATAACTATTAATGAGCTTGTAAAGCAGTTTCCACATTTAACACCAGAACAATTAAAAGAAATAGAAAGTAGTAGCTATGCTAATTCTAATAGAGGCACTAAATACAATTCTTATAATTCTGATAAAGATAAAAATAAATTAAGTGTATTATATTTTAACTATAAAACTTTTAATTCAGAAGTTTACAAATTAAAAGAAACGCCAACTGGAGCAGAAAAGATAATTGAAAAAGATGATACATTTAATCCGCCTCAAGACATGGAGGGTAACTTCGGTAGACTAGATAAAAAAGTAGAGTGTTTGTATGATGGTGCTATAGTACTAGGTACTAATATACTTTTAAAGTGGGGTAAAGCAGAAAATATGATGAGACCTAAAAGTGATTATACTAAAGTTAAAATGAACTATAGTATAGTTGCTCCTCGTATGTATGAAGGTAGAATAGAGTCTTTAGTAAGCAGAATAACTGGTTTTGCTGATATGATACAATTAACACACTTAAAACTACAACAAGTAATGTCACGTATGATACCTGATGGTATTTATTTAGATGCCGATGGTTTAGCAGAAATAGATTTAGGTAATGGAACAAACTATAATCCACAAGAAGCCTTAAATATGTTTTTCCAAACAGGTAGTATTATAGGTAGATCATTTACAGGAGATGGTGACCCTAATCCAGGTAAAATACCTATACAAGAAATACAGTCGGGTAGTGGTGCTAAGATGCAGAGTTTAATTGGTACGTATAACTATTACTTACAAATGATAAGAGATACTACTGGTTTAAATGAAGCTAGAGATGGTAGTACTCCAGACGAGAGAGCTTTGGTAGGCGTACAAAAAATGGCGGCTGCAAATAGTAACACAGCGACTAGACATATACTAAATGCCGGTATGTTTTTAACTGCAGAAACTTGTGAAGCTTTGTCCCTTAGAGTATCTGATATATTAGAATACTCACCAACAAAAGATGCTTTTATACAAGCAATAGGTGTACATAATGTAGCTACGTTAGAAGAAATATCACAGTTACATTTATACGATTTTGGTATATTTTTAGAGTTAGAAGCTGATGAGTTTGAAAAACAATTATTAGAAAACAATATACAAGCTGCTTTAGCTCAAAAAACTATACAGTTAGAAGATGTTATAGATTTAAGAGAAGTAAAAAATGTAAGATTAGCTAATCAATTGTTAAAACTTCGTAGAAAAAAGTCTATGCAACAGCAACAGAAAATGCAACAAGAAAATATGAAAGCACAAGCTGATGCTCAAGCACAAGCTCAACAAGCAGCTGCACAGGCAGAAATGCAAAAGCAACAAACAATAGTTCAAAGTCAAATACAACTAGAACAAGCTAAGGCCAAGTTAAAACAACAGACTTTACAAGCTGAAGCAGAAGTTAAAAGAAGTTTAATGGATCATGAGTATGAAATAAACATGAAACTTAAAAATGCTACTCATAGAAAAGATAAAGAAAGAGATAATATTAGAGAAAATAGACAGGATAGTAGACAAGCTATGGGTAATCAACAAAAACAACAGTTAGAAAAAACAAAAGCTCAAGCAAAAGAAAAACCTTTTGAGTCTGCTGGTAACGACGTTATTGGTGGAGGTATGAGGTTAGGTGCGTTTGAGCCACAGTAACATTAATTAATTAATTATATAATATTTTATTATGGAAGAAAACAAAAACACAACAGATACTCCTGTTGAGCAACCAAAAGTTGACAACGAAGTAGAAAAAATTAAGGTTAAGAAAAAACCTAAAAAGAAAAAATTTCAAGAGCCTTCTGACGGTGTAACTAAAGTAGACCTTAAAGATTTAGTTGAAAAAGCTGAAGATATAGTTAAGGTAGATTTAAACAAACCTGTAGAAGAAATAAAAGCTCCAGAACAACCTGTAGAAGAAAAAACAGAGGAAACTAAAGTAGAAGCTCCAGTTGTAGAAGAAATAACTGAAGAAGAAGTAAAAGTTAAAGAAGCTCCAGCGCCTATTAAGGTAGAAACACCTAAAGCGCCAGAGCAGCCTAAACTACCAGAAAACGTAGAAAAGCTAGTTAACTTTATGAAAGATACAGGCGGAGATATAAATGACTATGTAAAGTTAAATATAGATTATTCTGATATGGATAATTTAACTTTATTAAAAGAATATTATAAAACTACTAAACCTCATTTACAAGCAGATGAAATTGATTTTATGATGGAAGATCAATTTTCTTATGATGCAGAAGTAGATGATGAAAAAGAAGTTAAAAGAAAGAAACTAGCGTTAAAAGAGCAAGTTGCCAACGCTAAAACTGAGTTGGAACAGTTTAAATCCAAATACTATGATGAAATCAAAGCTGGCTCAAGGTTAACGCCTGAAGCTAAAAAAGCTATGGATTTCTTCAACAGATATAACGAAGAGTCTGAGAAAACTCAAAAAATCAAAGAAGAGGCTACTTCAGTATTTTTAAATAAAACTAACAATGTGTTTAATGACGAGTTCAAAGGTTTTGAATATAAAGTTGGGGACAAGAGATTTAGGTTTAATGTTAATAATGCTGATAAGGTAAAACAAACACAAAGCTCACTTGATAATTTCATAGGAAAGTTTCTTAATGAAAAAGGTCAAATAGAAGATGCTGGTGGTTATCACAAGGCCTTATACACTGCAATGAACTCTGATGCTATTGCAAAACATTTTTATGAACAAGGTAAAGCTGACGCTATGAAAGATAGTGTTGCTAAAGCTAAAAACATAAACATGGACCCTAGACAACAACATAGTGGCGATACTATTGGAGGAATTAAAGTGAGAGCATTAGGTGAGGATTCTAGTGACTTTAAGTTTAAAATTAAACGAAAAAATAACTAAATTAAAAATTAAAAATTATGGCAATTAATCCAGGAAATAATTTGAATAGTGTGCCTTCTTCAAGAAAGCAAACACTATCTACAAATTATATCGATTTTACATCTGATACTACCGCAGGGTGGGCTCAGCAATACTTGCCTGACTTAATGGAGAAAGAAGCTGAAGTTTTTGGAAACAGAACTATTGGTGGTTTTCTTGAGCAAGTTGGTGCAGAGGAGTCTATGACTTCAGACCAAGTTATTTGGTCAGAGCAAGGTAGGTTACATTTAGCTTACCAAGCTACTTTACAAAGTGGAACAAACCAAGATGGTGGTACAAATGATGGTGGTGAGATCAGAATTACTAAAGACATCGATGGTGTAGCTGTTACTAACAATAGTACAGACTTTAATCACGGTATTAGAGTTAATGATATGATTTTACTAGCAGATTCACAAGCTACTTTACCATGTCTTGTAACAGCTGTTTCAGCAAATGGAGATGTTTCTATTACTCCTTATGATGCTGGAGGTTCTACAACTACAATTAATGCAGCTGCTGGTATTACTTGGAGCTCTGGTGGTGACGCGTTAAGAGTATTAGTTTACGGTTCTGAATTTAAGAAAGGTGATAACTACAATGGTTCTGATACTAGAGGAGCTAACGAGCCTTCATTCAAAACTTTCACTAACAAGCCAATCATAATGAAAGACTACTATGAGATCTCTGGATCTGATGCGTCTGCTATTGGTTGGGTTGAAATATCTGGTGAAGACGGTCAATCAGGTTACTTATGGTACTTAAAAGCTGAAGGTGACACTAGATCAAGATTTACTGACTACATGGAGATGGCTATGCTTGAATCAGTTAGAGCTTCTACTACTGCTGCTAACACTGTAGTTGATACTCACTTACAAGCTAACGCTGGTACAGAAGGTTTATTTGCTGCTATCGAAGATAGAGGTAATATTACTACTGGTGTAACTGGTGTTAACGCTGCTACTGATTTAGCTGAGTTCGATGCTATATTAGCTGAGTTTGATAATCAAGGAGCTATTGAAGAAAACATGATGTTTATAAACAGAGCTACTGCTTTAGCTATAGACGATATGTTAGCTTCTATGAACTCTTACGGGGCTGGTGGTACTTCTTACGGAGTATTTGATAACGAAGAAGACATGGCGTTAAATTTAGGTTTCTCTGGATTCAGAAGAGGTTCTTATGACTTCTACAAGTCTGACTTTAAATACCTAAATGACAAAGGTACAAGAGGTTCTATCAATGCTGTTGATACTGCTAATGCAATTAGAGGTGTCATGATACCTGCTGGTGTATCTTCTGTGTATGACCAAACTTTAGGTAAAAACTTAAAGAGACCATTCTTACACGTAAGATATAGAGCTTCTCAATCAGATGACAGACGTTTCAAAACTTGGACTACTGGTTCTGTTGGAGCTGTTACATCTGCTTTAGATGCAATGCAAATTCACTACTTATCTGAAAGATGTTTAGTAGTACAAGGTGCTAACAACTTTATGTTAATGAAGTAAGCATTTATATTAAGGAGTTGGGGCTAGTCCCCAACCCCTTTATTTATTAATTTTATTATATATTATATTATGGCAAAGAAAAAACAAACTAAAAAGGTGGAGGCACCTGTTGTTGAGGCGCCAGTCGCTACAGCATCAAAACCTAAAAAAGATACTTGGGAAATAAAAGATAGAACTTTTTATTTAAAAAGAAACATGAGACCTTTAACTTATATTATTAAATCTACAGGGCTTTACTGGTTTGACGAAGAACAAGGTTATGAAAGAGAAATAAAATATTGTGAAAACCAAAGAACTTGTTTTGTAGATGAAATGAAAGGTGATCAAAAATTATCTCATGTTGTATTTAGAAACGGAGCTTTATTCGTCCCTAAAAACAAAGTTATATTACAAAAGTTTTTATCATTATATCACCCACAAAGAGATAAATTATATTACGAGCATAAACCGGTAGTAGATGCATCTAATGAATTAGATTGGTTAGAATTTGAAGTTGCTGCTTTACAAGCTGCTAGTAATCTAGATATAGATTTAGCTGAAGCTGTTATGAGAGCAGAAATAGGTTCTGAAGTGTCTAAGATGAGTTCTAAGGAACTTAAAAGAGATTTACTACTATTTGCTAAAAGAAACCCTCAATTGTTCTTAGAGTTAGTTACTGATGACAATATACAATTAAGAAATTTAGGTATAAAAGCCACAGAAGAAAATATACTTAGATTATCAAGTGATCAAAGAACATTTAGCTGGGCATCAACTGGTAGAAAATTATTTACAGTACCATTTGACGAGCATCCATATTCAGCTTTAGCCGCTTGGTTTAAAACTGACGAAGGTATGGAAATATATACAAATATTCAAAAAAGATTAAATTAATCAAACTGTAGAGCGGTCGCCCTACGGGGCGATCGTAACTACAATAAAAAAATATTATGGCAATAAGTATAGATACAGTATATCAAAGAGTTTTAGCAATTGCTAACAAAGAACAAAGAGGTTATATAACACCTCAAGAATTTAACTTATTAGCTAACCAAGCTCAAATGTCTATATTTGAATCTTATTTTTATACAAAAAATCAAAGAGATAGACTGGAGCCAAATAGAAGCTCTGAGATAGATGAAACAGACATAGCAGAGCTATTGGACTTTAAATTAAGGCCATTTACTTCATTACAAACTGTTAGTAGTGGTGTTACTCTACCTACAACAGTAACCGTAAGTAGCGTTGCTTACGATATATTCCACTATGGTAACGTATTTTTTAATAATCAAGTTTGTCGTAAAGTTTCTATAAATGAAGCTGAACGTATGAAAAGATCTGTAAGACATATTATAGATACCGATCCTTTTTATGCTGACAATAAAGATGCTGATATATCTGTGTTTGCTGGCTCTAGTTCAGCAAAAACATCTGGTGTTACAGTAGAGTGTATTAGAGTTCCTAAAACAGTTAACTGGACTTACACCGTTGTTAATGAACAAGCGTTACATAACTCTTCAGCTTCTGATTTACAAAACTTTGAATTACACCCATCAGAAAAAGGTACTTTAGTATTTAATATATTACAATTAGCTGGAATAATAATTGATAAGAAAGAGCTTATGGCTGTAGGACAAGGTTTAGCTAGTCAAGAAAAAACAGAACAAAATAAATAAAAATGGGAATATTAAGAACAGATCAAGAGGCTTACTACGCTTCAGGTGGTGATCACGGTAATTACCAAAGTGTAAGTTTGCTAGATATTATAAATACTTTTAAGGCTACCTATGTGGGTAAGGGTAAGATATGTGAAAATTGTACAGATCAAGATATAACTTTTTTTGCCACTAGAGGTATGCAAGAATTAAGTTATGATACTTTAAAATGTTTTAAAGACTGGGAAATAGAAGTACCAGCTACGCTAGTAATGGTCATGCCTGTTGATTATGTTAACTATGTTAAACTTTCTTGGAGTGACGCTAGTGGTATAGAGCATATAATATATCCTACTAGATATACTTCTAATCCTAGAGATATAACAACAGCTGTAAATGATGATGGTGGATTTACTACAGGTAGTGCAAATACAGACGTTGCTTCAGATGAATCTTCAACTACATGGGAAAATTATAAAAGCTCTACAGTTTCAGAACAAAATGATGATTATGAAGATGATACGTACTGGCCTAACTTAGGAGGTAGATTTGGTTTGTCTCCTGAAAATGCTCAAGTAAACGGTAGTTTTTATATAGACGAAGACGCTGGTAAATTTCATTTTAGCTCTAACTTAGCTGGTAAAACTTTAATATTAAAATATATTAGTGATGGTTTAGTTACTAACGCATCTAACACTGCTTTAGATTTAAGCGCTACAAAAATACACAAGTTTGCAGAAGAGGCTATATATAAATATATGGCTTATGGATTACTAAGCGCTAGAACAGACGTAAATGCTGGTATATTAGGTTTGTTAAAAAAAGAAAGATTTGCAGAGCAAAGAAAAGCAAAGTTAAGATTATCTAATTTAAAAATAGGTGAATTAACTCAAATAATGAGAGGTAAGTCTAAGGTAATAAAACACTAATTAAATGCCGGAAATTAAAAGAAACTTTAGTAAATCTAAAATGAACAAAGATCTTGATGAGAGACTTGTTCCACCTGGAGAGTATAGAGATGCTAATAATATAGAAATAAATACTTCTGAAAGTGATAACGTTGGTACTGTACAAAACGTTTTAGGTAACACGGCTCTAACAAGTATTTTTCACAATAATGCTGTTTGTGTTGGAGGTATAGCTAACAATAAAACAGATAAGATATATTGGATGGTCGACGCTAGTATTGGCCAAAACATAAAAAAAGATTATATCGTAGAGTGGGATGTAGTTTCTAAAACTTTTAAATATGTTGTTGTAGATATTTACGAAGTTAACACGACAGCATCTGCTACAGCCACAGCTTCTACAGAAGTTTTTGTACCTAAAGTATCTAGTATAAGTGCATATAATAATACTGGTATTAGAAAAGACATGACTTTTATTGGTGGTACAGCTGATGAGAGTGATGATGTTTTAGTAACAAAAATAGAGTTTGATTCTTCTAGTGATAGTTGGAAAGTAACGTTATCTAAAACTGTTACCATTAGTAACTCTAGTACAATAAAATTAAAAGCTAAAAGAGTATTAAACTTTTTTGGCGGTGATAGTGATAACCCTGTTAGATATATAACTGGAATAAACGTTATAGATGATTTATTGTTTTGGACAGATAATGTTACAGAACCTAAAAAAATAAATATAACAAGGTGTATACAAGGTACAGGTGGTTTAGTAGAGTTAAATGTTACCGATCCGTCTGCAGTATTTTTCGGTGATACAGATCATATACATACTAGATTAGTTTCACAAACAGATGGTTATAATAACGAAGTTATAACTAATTTTGCTGGCACTAGAGTAGAGTATTTACAAGAACAGCATTTAACTGTTTTAAGAAAAGGGCCTTTGGTAATGCCATATTTAGAAATGTCAGATACCGAAAGTAGTAGAGGTAATATAACAACTACAGTAAATATAGCTTTTTCAGATTCTGTTACGTTAGAAATATTTGAACCTAGCCCAACTATAAGAAACATAACATTCGCATCAAACGTTGATTATAGAGTTGGAGATGTTGTTATGCTTACAAATGATAATAATGCACCTGCGAGTTCATTTACAGATCACGAGGTTAGAATACGTATAGAGTCTATACCTGTGACAGCAGCACCAAATACTGGTCCTTATGGATATTCTATATTAGCTATAAATACTAATGATGTTAGTGATCAGCCAGAAGATTATTTAGTTAGATTAGAACAAAAGAAACCTATGTTTGAAATGGACTTTGTTAGATTTGGCTATAGATATAAATATGCGGATGGTGAATATAGTGTGTTTTCACCTTTTACAGAACCAGCCTTTTTACCAGGACCGTTTGAATATGCTTCAGATCAAGGCTATAATCTTGGTATGACTAACAGATTAAGAGAGTTAAAAATAACTGACTTTGTTCCAGAAGCTTCTCAAAGAGGCGCTGATATAGTTGAGATAGATATACTGTTTAAAAAAGAAAACTCAAACGCAATATATACTGTTACAACTATAAAACAAACAGATATACATTGGCCAACAACAATAAAGGGTAGAGGTGAGTATGTTTTAGAAACAGAACTTATACATGCTTTAGTAGAGTCTAACCAGATACTAAGACCTTGGGATAATGTACCATTAAGAGCAAAAGCTCAAGAAATAACAGGTAACAAACTTGTTTATGGTAATTATGTACAAGGTTATGATATGGTTTCTTATGATGACAAGACAGGTGTTAATACAGAGTTAGTTCCAAAAATAGAAACGTCTTTACAAAGTGAAGACACAGCAGCAACTGACTCTCCAAAAAAATCTACAAAGACACTCAGAAAGTATCAAGTTGGAGTTGTGTATAGAGATGAGTATGGTAGAGAAACACCTGTTTTTCCTGGTGATCCAGATAATAGTGTTGTTAAAATAGAAAAAGAACAATCAACAAAGTCAAATAGAATTAAAGCAAGGTTGACTACGCCACCGCCATCTTGGGCTAAATCGTGGAAATTTTTTGTAAAAGAAACTTCTAACGAATACTACAACTTAGCAATGGATAGATGGTACAATGCAGAAGACGGTAATGTTTGGCTCAGTTTTCCATCTGCAGAAAGAAATAAAGTACAAGAAGATACATTTTTAATTTTAAAGAAACAACATAATAACGACAAGGCTGTAATTGAAAAAGCTAGATATAAAGTTATAGCAATAGAAAACGAAGCGCCTGATTATATAAAGACAGAGGTTAGTACGTTAGGTTCTATGGAAAACACAAACAACAATACTATATCAGCTACCAGTACAGCTTTTCCATTTGTAGATACAAACTTTTTTCATGTTGACGACAAAGACGAGTTTGTTAAAGAATTTTTTCCTGATAGTGCAACAACTTCAGATCCTATAGATGAAGACTTTAAGAACAACATGAGGAGTGGTTATGTTTATTTAAGATTTGTAGGACCTAGTAAAAAAAGTAAGTATTACAGATTAACAAATATAACAACTCAAGACACTACTGTTTCTGGTGGAACATTTAGTGCTACACTTACGTCTTTCAAATTAAGAATAGATAAATCGTTTGGAGAAGATGTTAGATTTTTAGCACCAACACAAGCTGTTGGTAGTATAATTTCTGGTATAAACCTTGAAATGGTTGTTAAAAAACCAAAAAACAAACCTGAGTTTGATGGTAGGTTTTTTGTTAAGGTATATAAAGATTTAGTGTTAGAAGAAAATATATTAAGAAATACAAACAACCCAGAAGATGAGCAATGGATGGTCACAGACGTAATGCAGTCTTATTATATAAACTATGATAATATTGATGAAGACCAAAACTCTGCTGGTAGTTTCCCGTTGATGACAGCAAATGGAAATAGCAATGGAAACGCTACTTATAGAATAACGCCTAAAAGTAAAACAAACTCCCAAGTGCAAAGTACTGCTGCTAGTGCTAGTTTAAACCACACTAAGAAAAACACTAGAAGATGGTGGACAGCTTGGGGCTCAGGTTGGTTTATTGATAGTGCTATAACAGCCAACGAAGATTATATGTTGTCTGGGGGTTCGGATTTAAAAGCAGTTGGAGAAAATAATCCAACGCCAGTTGCACAAAGATATAAAGATATAGCAGATGGTTCACACGGTATATTTGACCCTTCTACAGTAGGTACAGCCTATGGAATTGATAATCCATTTAACATATCAGGACCAGGTAAATGTATTTCTATATCTTGGTCTGGTATATACGAACAAGATGGAGACATAGGTAAGGAAGACGCTAATAATAATGATATTTTTGATATAGGCGGGGCTGTACATCCAGAATTAAACGAGAACGTTACTAATCTAACAAAGAAAGGTCAAAGGTTTAGATTTGCAGACGATCCAGACCAACAAGTATATACTATAAAACATGTTAGTAGATTAGAAAACAGATATAATTACGATGCTAGGCAAGGGTCAGGCGCAATAAAAATGTTTAACAGAGCTCACAATAAACGTATTACATTTAAAATATTTGTTGAAAATGAAAACGGTAACGGTATTGGTGTAGATGGTCAGCAATATAGTCCTATAGTATCAGACCCTTCAGGTAATAATGCTTATACAGCTGCTTCTTCTACTAACGCTATAAACATAGAGTTTATACAGCCTTGGAGTGAAGATGATCAAGTTCCTTTTACTTCTAATCCCGCTGTATGGGAAACAGAACCAAAAGATCGTACAGAGCTAGATATATATTACGAAGCATCACAAGCTTATCCTATTAATCTAGACTTTACAACCAACGAGCAGTTTGTAAAATATGGTTCTGTAGTTGGTAACGAAACAAACCCTATAACAAACTCACCTACAGTCACAGACTGGAGCGATTTGGAAATTACACTAAGTGATTCTATAGATGTTAATGCAACATCTTCTTTTGGTGTTGTTACTGGTGATATACTAACATTTACAACACCAGACGGAGGTGTTACAAGATTAGAAGTTGATGGTACGGCTACAGGTATAACAGTTGGTACTACTTTAAATACAAATAAGGTAACAATAAAAAATACACCTCATGAACAGGTTGTTACCCTACCTTATTACAATTGCTATTCTTTTGGTAATGGTGTTGAGTCTAATAGAATAAGAGATGATTTTAACGAAAGCTTTATAACTAACGGCGTTAAAGTATCTGCTGTTTTAGCAGATAGATATAAAGAAGAAAGAAGAAAAGCTGGTATGATACATTCTCAAATATTTAATTCTACTAGCGGTATAAATAGATTAAACGAATTTATTCAAGCATTACCTATAACTAAAGATTTAAACTCTAGACATGGCTCAATACAAGTTATGCGTAGTAGAGGTACGGACATACTAGTTATAACAGAAGATAGATGTTTTAATGTTCTTTCAAATAAAGACGCGTTATTCGCTGCAGATGGCAACGCTAGTGTAGTGTCTAAAATGAAAACATTAGGTACAGCAACACCTTTTCAAGGTGATTTTGGAACAACAAATCCAGAGTCGCTTGTTCTTGATAGATTTAGAGCTTATTTTGTAGACAGAACTAGAGGCGCTGTATGTAGACTTTCTCAAAATGGTATCACACCCATATCTTCAATGGGTATGCATGATTGGTTTGTTGATAATTTAAAAGTTGGCCCAGTAGATAAAAGTGGCGATGGTGTTAACGACCAAGATAGAACAATACCTATTGTAGTTGGTAGTTATGATGATAAGAAAGGTTTATACAATGTAACTATAACTCATAAGTTTACACCTATTAGAGGCGTAGCTTTTCAAAGTTATGATAACGATAACTATACTATAAGTTATAGTGAAAATGCAAAAGGTTGGGTTAGTTTTAAATCTTTTGTACCAGAGTTTGGGTTAAGTATAAATAAAGGTTATTATACTTTTAAACAAGGTGAATTATATTTGCACCACGATAATCAAATTAGAAATAATTTTTATGGAACGCAGTATACCTCAGATTTTACAGCTATATTAAACGATCAACCTAGTTCTATAAAAAGTTTTAATACTATAAACTATGAAGGCACACAAGCTAAAGTAGCTCAAAATACTACAGCTGATGGAGACGGTGAGTATTATAACTTAACAGCAAAAACAGGTTGGTACTTAGATACTTTTACTACAAACGAGCAGTCAGCTACTTATACTGCTAAAGGTAGAGAGTTTAAAGAAAAAGAAGGTAAGTGGTATAATTATTTAAGAGGAGCAGAAACTACACTAGCAGAACTAGATCAACAAGAGTTTTCAGTACAAGGTATAGGAGAGCAATCTGCTATATCAGGTGATGGAAATACAAATACATTTAAAATAACATTAGAAAACAGTGATACCGGTTCAGATGGTAGCACTTGGGACTCTACACCAGATTAATATATGGCAAATTGGACAGTACAACCTAACACTACAGCACAAGCAGCTGGAGCTACAGGAACACAAACATTAGATTTAACAATAGTACCAAACGCAGGTTTTGTTATTAGTGCTAGTAATTTTAAAATTGGAGGCGCTAGTACAAGTGGTAGTAATATATGGACAGGTGGTAATGTAGACTCTGGAATTAGTCAAGTACAATTTATAGACACAGGCACAGCTGGCACACAAAGCAATACTGTTACAGCTAGAGTTACATACAGTTTTACTATGCCATCAGCTAACAAGACTATAAAAATAGACATTGATGAAATATCAACTACTACAAACTTAAATAGATTTGTATGCATGAGATCTCAACATTTTGCAGAAATAGATGAGAACGCTAATAACAAACATACAGTAACTACTACAAGCGAAACAGGTATAACACAAACTAATAACTCTTCTGGAATTACAAACGGACTTGTAGATCACACACATCAAGGAACCGTAGTTCAAGGAGTTGCTTACCCAGGTAGTTTGTTGTTTACAAAAACATTTACAGCTAATACCACTAATGGATATTATTACGATGCCGTACCTACATTTAGTTTTAATTTTGGTGGTACTGATTATTCTTCTTATTTCCACGTTATACAAGAGACGCCAACACTTAACGCTGATGGAGATATAACTCAAGTGGCATTTAAAGTTTATTATGAACCACCAGTTGGTATACCTGGCTTAGACCCAGATCCAGTGTCTGGAGCTACAGATAGCGCTAGAGCAAGTGCTATGTGTGAGTTAGGCCAAGTAATAACATTCAACCATATATTAAGGCAAAATAGATCATCAGCACCTGGAAACAAACCTAAAATAACTCATTTCATTATAGATCAATCACCAATAGATCCTAACGGTGAAACTAGAACTCTTCAAATTCAAGGTGAGCCTTTTGCTCAATATTCAATTACAATAGTTAGTTCTGACTCTGGTAAAACTTATGATTTTTTAAACAACCCTTCTCCAGCATCAGGTTCTTTTACAGCGGCCGCTACTACATCTTCTACAGGTAGTGCTTTAGGTTATGATCAACTAGGAACTATTGGCGCGCCTGTTGCAACTATAAACTTTCCAGCAGTTACAAGTAACACAACTTATGATTTTTTTATTACGCCACAACCTACCACTACAACTGAACCTGGTATACCAACCGCTTTAAACGATCTTGAAATAAATCAGTTTGTAAATGTAGATGTTTCATTAGGTTTTGACGATAGCGCTAATGAGTTTAACGATGGTACGTTACCAACGCCAGTAACGTTAGAAACTAGAGCAGCTCAAAGCTATCCAGACAAACCGCTAACAAGAGCATTTGAGTATAATATAACACCTGCTATGACTAATAGCGGTTCTTCTGCTGTAACACCTAACAGCACACCTGACTTTACTTTAGACACTCTAGCTAACTTACAATTAACAGTAAGTGGTAATCCAACCAGTACAAGTTTTGATATTACAGGTAGTACCGCTGGTGTAAAGACCGGATCGGTTATAAATATTGTTACAACTAAAGTTGTTTCGGTAGAAGTTGATGAAAGCGATTTAATATTTGTAAAAGACGCTATAACTGATACAAGGAACAACGCTGATAACATTGTTGGTGGCCTTGTAATGAAAGTCACTGGTTCTGGTATTTCAATGGACCCAAGAGTAGACCACGCAAATCCTGACGGCTCAATAAGTTTAGATCAACCTGTTACTTTAGCTAAGGGAACAACACTTACATTTACAGCAGATCAAGATTTAATAGTCTCTAGTGTGACAGACGCTAATACAATAGTAGCTAATTCCAGTATGGATAATATTAAAGATGGTAAACAAATAACGCTTGCTACTGGTAGTGATGATGTAGTAGCTCATATACCAGATGGTGAAATTTCACAAGATGGTTCTAACGTTAAAATAGCAGGTACGCTTCATTTAACTCAAGCGCCTACATCAGATAAAACAGTTAGATTAGATTTAGATAAATTAATAGATATATAATATGCCAACAGTAGTAATAACATTTGGAAGTAACAATGGTAACTTTAGTTTTAATACATCTTTGCAGGTGGGTGATATAGCTTATTACGTGCCTACTACAACTGTAAAAGACTTTAAAGTTGGTACACAAGCTAACATTGTAGAGATAGGTAATATAACAGCTATAAACCACGTTAATAGAACAATTGATATAAACACATCCTTACAGACTCAAAATTTACCTAGTAATGGTAACTATATATTTTTCGGAAAAGACAATAGGGTTAATCTAAGCACTGTTTTAGGGTATTATGCTAGTGTTAAGTTTGTAAATGATTCTACGTCTGCCGCAGAATTGTATACTATTAGTAGTGATATATTTGTAAGTAGTAAATAATTTGCAAAAAGTGTAACTATATCACTATAACAAATTAAATTTAATAATGAGTAAATACGAACTACAAGTAGTTTTCGATAATACGCCTGTAAAATCATATAAAGATAAGGTTAAATATATAGAAGATTATTTAATTAGCGTTGCTGACAATGATGTAGTTGTTGGTAATGGAAAAGAAATAATATATCCTGAGCATTTATGGGAATATAAACATACTTTTGCGGATGGAGTATATATTAGAGAAATGAGAATGAAACAAGGTCAATTAGGATTTTCGGCTATACATAAACATAGCTATGGTTTCTTTTTATTATCTGGGATATTACAATCTTCAAAAGAAGATGGAGTAGAAGAGTTTGTTGCTCCATGTTATATAGTCTCACCAAAAGGAGCAAAAAGAATAGTCTACGCCGTAGAAGATTGTGTGATAGTAACCGTGCACGCAAATCCAACAAATACAGAAGACTTAAATGAATTAGCAAAAATAAATATAGTGTTCAATTGGAATGAATACGAAGAATATTTAAAGAAATAAATTATGATGCATATAAACAACATGATGAGCCCTCATACACAGATGCAAAGATCCTGGGGATTAGTAGCTGTAGCTGCAATAGGAGCAACCGTAGAGGGGGTTAAGGCTATAGGCGCCAACAAGAGAAGAAGACAGGCTATGAAAGAAAACGAAAAGGCCAAGGCAAAAATGGAAAGAGATAAAGAAAAGTATTTAAACATGCCTGTTACTAATCCATATTTAGACAAAGAAAATGTATATGAAGATCTAACTGTTAATACACAAGCAGCTGATTTTGCAGCAGAACAAAATCAACAAGGTTTAGCTAATACATTGTCTAACATGAACCAAGCGGCAGGTGGTTCTGGTATAGCTGCTTTAGCACAAGCATTAGCTGGACAAAGTGCTATTGCAAATCAAAAAGCCTCTATATCTATAGCTGAACAAGAAAGACAAAATGAAATGAAAGAAAGAGCTCAGGCTGATAATATAGATAATTTAGAAAGAAAAGGTAATCAGTATGTAGAAAACATGCAAAGAAATATGGCTAGAGAAGCTTTAGGTTACACTATGGCTGATGTAACTGGTACTAATGCTGATATAAAACAAGCAACAACAGATATGAATCAATCTATAACTAACATAGGTACAAACGTTGCTTCTGGTGCTAAAGCTTATGGGGCAACATTATAAAATTATAAACAAATAAAAATGGCAGACGAAAATGATTTATTAGCAGAAGACACTAGAGCTGGGATTGGCGCTAGCGACCTGCTAAATATGTATAAAAATTTAAAAGTAGACCAAGCTAAATTAAATAGTACTAGCGGTTGGGATATTGTTAGTAACACTTTAACTAGTGCTGCTAGAGCTGGAGCTAATATTGCTGAACAAAGAAGAATAGAAAGAGAGCAAGAAGCAGCAGAAATAAAAGCTTATGAAGATCAGTTTGCTAACAATATATCTGTTATAGCAGAAAATGCTGGTAGTCTTGGTACAGAATACTACGATGTTACTTTTCAAGCAGCTAAAGAAATGCAAGAAAGATATAACAAAGCAGTTCAAGACGGTGATAAAAACGCACAGAAAAAAATACAAATGGAGTTAAAGGCTTTATCTACACAAGCAGCTTCATTAAAAGAAACTTTAAATATAGCAGCAGAGCTTAGCAACGGTGATATGTTATCTAACGGTATAACTAAAGAACAAAAAAGAATAGCTGCTATATGTACTAATCCTGCTAATTTAATTCTTACTAAAGATGGTTATAAATGGAAAAATCCTGATTATGATCCTAATGTTAAAGGTTCTAAAGAGTTTTTTACCTCATCAGACCTTGATGCTTCTTTAGTAGCTAGAGATGATAAAACTTCTGAAGCTTATATATCATATGAAAATAGTTTGAACCAAGCTGGGTATAATTATATAAACGGCGTTGAAGGTGCTACTGACTTTGATTTTAATAGAATACAAACTAAAATAGCTGATGAATATATTAATCAAGAAAACATAATGTCTATAATGCATGATGACTTTAGAAACAGTGGTAGTAGTACAACGTTTGCAAACAGTGTTCGTGGTTATTTAGATGACATGGGAGATAATATGTACATACAATTAGGTATAGATGTTAATGAAGATGGAAAAATAACACCAGAGGACTTTGATACAGAAGAAGATAAAGAAATAATTATAGATGCTATAACAAATAAAGATAGTAAGTTTTATAACTATGAAAACTCTAAAAATATAGTATCTCAATTTTTAACAATGCATGCTAAAAAGAAATTTTATGGCAATTCAAATCCTGACCTAAAACCAAGAGATGGTGAAACTGCTGAAGAGTTTAAACAAAGAGGTGGTATACCTGGTAGGTACATGGGTAACGCTGACACTGGTTTTATATATAGAGTGATAGACGGTGTTGGAGTTTTTACCAATGTGTTAGAGGAACAAGAACTTGAAAATTTATAATTAAATGAAGAAAAGCTCAGCATTAAAACATACTGGTGACGGTCATATACTTTTTAACGAAGAAGAACATAAAAAAGCTCATGGCGGACAAATTACTGACAATCAAGAACCATCGCAACCCGACTGGTTAGTTGGTTATGATGAGGTTAAAAATTTAAAACCTCCTTCTTTTAAAAAGCTAAGTATGGAGGACAAGAAACGTATATACGTAAAGCTTAAGTCTATGGGTTATGGTATGGACATGGTTAAAAAAGCTATAGCCTTACAAAATAAAAATAGGTATAATTCTTATGTTAAAAAACACGCTGCTTACGCTGCAAAATGGAAAGCTTACGAAGAGTCAGAAAACAAACTTTTAGATTTATCAGTTAAACAAGATGTTGATCGAATCAATTATAATAAAAAAGATGAGTTTAAACTTACGGACGATCAAATAAAATTAATAAAAGAAGAAAAAAAGAAAAGTAGGCTTGAGACTGGTCAGTATGTTGATTACGTTGAGACATACGAAGATGAAAATGGCAACATATACAAAACAAGTGATTTAGAAAATAGAGAAGATTTACCAGATGGTAGTACTACAATAATGACAGAAAGAGAGTACGACCATAAAAAAGATCTTAGTAAAAGAGTTAGAAAAATTAATCTTGTTGATGCTAGTGATCTTCAAAGAGATGCTGACGATGCTATTGTAACTATTCAGTCTAAGATAGATGGTATAAATAACAGCGGTAGACTACCAGAAGGTTATCGTATAGAAGTAGAAAGTACTTGGGAGTCTGATAAAGACTTTGGTTTAATAATTGATACAGACGTTTTAAATTTTAAAATTTTAGATGCTGATGGTAACCAAGTTGGAACTGATTATAATGTGAGTACAGATATAAACGCAAACTCATTTGATCCAAATCACAGTTCTTTTAAACAAATGGAAAAAGTTAATTCTTGGGTTAATAATAATTTAGAAAAAGAATATGTTAGAAGCACTCAAGACGTAAAAGAAATAGAAGCTGGTCAATATTATTATTTAGATGGGCTTGGTAAATATTCTTACGGCGAGATGGTTAACATGTGGCAAAAAGAAAACTTTGAAAATGGAGTTATATTTACAGAAGAAAATCAAGAACAGCTACATAAAAGTTTCCAAAACTTTATATATGAAAAAACAGGCACTAGTTTAAGTACAAAAGATATTGAAGAAACAAGTAAAAAAGAAGAGTTTTTAAGTACTTACTACAAAACACCAGAAGGTAGAACCGAAAATGTTCTTTATAGTTTACAGGAACTAGCCAATGCAAGTGAAGAAGAGACTGCTAAAAGCCTAAACGCCTTAACGGGTATTAACGCTAGTTATGTAGACTGGGATGCTGACGACCAAGTTAAAGTTTTAATGAATGGTAAAACGTTTATAATAGACCCTAAGTGGTATGACTCTGGCGACGCTGAAGAGCAAATGGCTAATTTAATATCTGAATATAAACAAACTTTAGAAAACAGTCCAAAAGATTTATTAGCTAACGAACTAACTCAAAATATAATTTCTAAAAACGTTAGAGGTCTTTTTACTGGTAAAGACAAAACTTTTGGTGTCAAAGGAAATGATTTCATAAAAAACCAAATCTACTTTAACGGTGAGGCTAGTTTTAGCATGCCAACTGAAGATGGTCAAGAAGATTTTGTTGTTAAAAAAATAAATGACAATAAAGTTTCAATAACAGATTCAAATGGAGAAATAACAGAAATAGATTTAGATTTATCTTTAGCTACTACTGGTTCTGAAATAAGAAATGTTACTAAAGAACAACCTGTTGTTTCTAATGAAATATTGTTTAAATACTTTTCTCAAAAAGTTGGAAATATAGATGTTAATAATTTTGATAATCAAGAAAAAGTTTCTCCAGTTGAAAAAGTTACAAGTAAGTTGTTAGAAGACTATAGAAAAAAAGCAAAACAAACTTTTGATGATTCTAAAAAAAATACTAGTGTATATAGCGATGATGATCTTTTTAATCAAATTGTTTCTGGCACTGATACCGACAGTTTGCGCCTCCGTAGCCTACCTGATAATTATCTCTTTTACTCTGAGAGAGATATTAGAAACTCTGTAGGTACAGAAAAAGAATTAGAATTAATTAAAGGTATAAACCAAAAATTTTTAGAAAGCGGCGACATAAGCTTTACTATATCTGATTCTAATGGAGATAAAATTGATATATTCCATACCTTAGAAGTACTGGGCAAAGAAAGAAACATATCTAAAGAAGATATAAATCTTTTGAAACAATACGTTGTAAAAGATGATTTAGATTTAAGTAGTATTATATTAAGAGAGGAAGTTGGAGGAGGATATTATTTAAACAGAAAAGATAACTGGAAAGAATCAAGAGTTGACAAGATTAAAAACTTTAATTCAAGAGAATTTTTAGAATATGCTGGTGGTGCTGTTGATGAAAATAGCGCTATAGCTTTAGCTGAAATACTAGACGGTGTAACTAACGAAGAAAGTGAATACTACAAAAACTTTCAAACGTTAATAGATGCTAAAGACAACTTAAATTTACAAAAAGAATTTAAAACAGATATTGAAGATGTATATCGTCAGGGTCAATTAAACGGTAATTATAATTTAGTTACAGGTGCTGATGTAGTAAGATTTTTTAGTGAATCATCTATTTTAGAAACTCAAAGAGAGCTAGAGGTTAGTGAACTTAGACATAAATCAGAGTCTGAAAAAACAAAACAAGAGTTTCAAATTGTAGCAAAACAAATGTTGCAAGATGGTTGTTATTTAGAAGTTGACAAGCATAATAATTATATTGTTAAAGGAAAAGGTGATACTAAAAAATGGCAACAAAGAATTAATGACATAGAAGATTTTACTGTAGAGTCTCAAGAAAGACATAATAACCTTATAATAAATAGTAAATCTAATTTATTATATAAACAAAACGGTAGGATTAGAGAGCAGGGCGAGCTTACTACAGCTCAAAAGTTACAGCAAGCACAAATGTTTAACGACGCTAGTACAAAGATGTATGGTTTTTTTGGTACTTTATCAGGAAACGCACAAAATGCTTTTGAAGATATGGCGATAGCTGTACCTATGATATTTGGTGTTGAGGCTGCTTATGACAATTATAAGTCTCGTCAAAGAGCACAAGAAAAAATACTACCCACTAGAATGGATTATGCAGAAGCCGTACAGAACGAAACGAAAGCAGAGTTTATGGGGCAAGTAATAGGTGAGCAAGCCGCTAACACTCTTTTAGCTTTTGGTACTGGTGGAGCTGGTTTATTAGCTACCTCTGTAATTTTTGGTGTTTCAACAGCCGCTTCTAGTTTAGGACAGGCTGACATACAAGACGATGTTGCTACTGATGCAATGATGAATTTGTATGAAATTAAAAAGCTACACGAGAACGGCATTATATCTGACGCTAAATTTGATAAGTTACATCAACAATACACAGAAGTTTACCAAGACAGTTATCAGCCTTTATGGCTTCAATATACTAACGCTGCTGTAAAAGGAGGTCTTGAAGGTCTTATAATGAGTAAGGTTGGTACTAAAATAAATGCAATGAGCATATTTGCACAACCAACAACCCAGTTAGGTGTTAGGGCTACGATGCAGAATGCTAAAGGCTTTTTGTCAAAAGCTCTTATTGGAGGTACATATGTTGGTGGTACTATTTTAAAGCAACAAGGTGGTGAAATATTAGAAGAAGTTGCAGCTGAAGTAACTCAAGGTGTGTCAGATTTTATTTTTGATGATCTTGTAACCGCTGTAGCATATAATAAAGAAATTAATTACGACACTCTAAAAGAAACATTTTTTGGTATAGATGATGTTATAGTTTCTACATTATTAAACGGTGGTACAACTTCATCTCTCGGTGTTGGTGGTACGTTTTTGTATGACGTTGCTACTAATGCAAATAGTGAATTTGTAGATGGAGTTGCAAAGTATCAAAGCAAAGCAATTGAAATACAAGAAGAGTTAAAGAAATTGTCTGATATAACCGGTGCTGATAAAACTAAGTTTGAAAACCTGCAAAAAGATTACGGTAACTTAATGATGGAGATAGACCAAGCTTATAGAGGTGCTAGTAATGATTTAGTTTCATTGGCTCAAAAAAGTAAGATTGAAACTGCTGATCACATAGTAGATGCTCTTACGCTTAATCAAATACACCAAGAAGCAGGTATAAGAAACCCTAATTCTAAATATTACACGCAAGATCGTATTGAGTCTAAAATAAAAAGAGTACTTGGTAAAGACGGGCTTAATAATTACAAAGAAACGAAAAAAAGAATGAGTGATAGGTTGAAAAACGTTTCTTATGATAATAACTCTATACTTAATTTGTTTGGAGAGCGCGGCCAAAATATGCATGATAGGTTGATGAAAGATAAAAGAAATACTACCTATATAAATGCTGACAATAGAACTAAAGCAGCTATTATAGCGCAGCGTCTTCAGCAAGAGACTGTTGATAATTTATTTGATCAGTTTGAAAACAACGCTTCTCCTGCATTTAAAGAACAAATTAAAAAAGTTGTAGAGAAAAGAACTAAAGGTAAAAGTCAACTAACAAAAGATAAAGAATATAGAAGAATAGTAGAAGGTATTACTAGACAAACATACGCGGAGCGTAGAGCTTTAGAGGTGCGTATAGATTCTGACAGAGCTAATATGAGTGGAGTGTTAGAAGATATAGCAGGTTTAACTGGTGATCAAATAGATTACATAGGATTAGACATAGATAAAATTCAAGAAGAAATGCCTAGCGCTTTAAAAGAAGAGTTTGAAGCTGCTTCAGAAGAACTAGAAAACGCTAGATCAGCAGAGCAAAGTAAAGCAGCACAAGAAAGACTTCAAAAAGCTAGTCAAAAAAATTATGCTTACGTACAAGATTCAATAGCTAGGTTTCTAATAAACGAAACAAACGGCATGATAGACATGCAACAAGCACAAGAGCAAGCTATGCATTTTATGGCTGGTGACACTCAAGGTCTATTAATGCCTAATGGTAAATACATAGTAACAAACGAAGCAATGGCTAAAGCGGCTGTAGCTCAAGGTAGATTAAATGCTAACACAGTTTATTACCATGAACCTACTCATGCTACAGATAACTTAGCTTTTCAAGGTGCTAACGAACAAGAGACAAGAGCAAATATAAATAAATATGCTGAAAATTTAGAGGCTTGGATGTCTAAAAATATGCCAGAAGTTCACGAAGCAGCTATACAACGTTTGATAGATAATTACGGTTTTGACGACGGTAAAACTTTAATGGAACAAGATAATGATTTAATTAGAGATGAGTACACTAAAGTTGTTCAAGACGAGATTAGAACACAAATGAATAAAAGGAACTTTGCTGGTTTAAAAGATTACGATAGCAAACTTGATAACTTTGTTAACAAAAGAGGTAAAACTACAAGACCTAACTTTTTATTAGCTACAAATATAAACACGCCTAATAAAGCTGCTAATTATTTAGCTAGATTTATGTACTCTGCAAATAAAGGTGAGCTTAGTAGTCAGGCTAAAAAATTAATAAAAGGTAAAAAAATAGTTGATAGATCAGAAACACAACAATCTAAATTAGCTAAAGAGTCTACAGATTTACTGTCTACTCAAAATAGAGATCAGTTAGTAAATGAAGTAAATGATTTGTATAATGAATATGAAACTGCTAACGAAACTCGTAAAAATGAAATTAAATTTGAAATAGCACAGAAATATAGAGGTATGGCTGAGGCTAGATTCGACGCTAATTTAAAAACCGCGCCTAGTGAAGGAGCTAGAAATAATTTACTAACAAACAAAGAAGACATAGTAAATGATATGCTTTACGATCCTGGAACAGAAGACGCTAAGTCAAGATCTGTCATAGGTATGGTAGAAGATTTTAAAAAAGAAAAACAAAAGTATGGTAATTTAGCGGCTTATATTAATACTCTGTTTAAACGAAGATCTTTAGAGGCTTTTGTAAAATATGATGATGCTTACCAAAGTCAATTTGATTTTGCCGATAGACAAGTAGAAGCTGTACAAGAAGAAGTTGACGTTGATTTAGGTACTAAAAAAATATCTACAGGTGATATTGTTTTAAATGAAGCAATTGCAGATAACGATCCTAATCCAGTAGTAGGACAAAAAGCAGAGCAACATACTCAAAATGTACAAGCTATAGCAGCAGAAGATGCTAGTGTGTATGAAGGTAAAAGTTTTAAAGATGTAAAAGACTTAGACGTTAAATCTACTGTTGAAATGATGGTAGGTAATGATGACGCTGTTTTTGTAGATGACGGTTCACCTGTTTGGCAAACTAAGCAAGGTAAAAAAATACTAGGCACTTCTATAGTAGATTCAATAGTAAAAAAGTTAAATAACAACGCTAACTTAAATGCACAAGAAATAATAGTTATACAAAAGTTTATTCGTAGACACACGGACTTAAATCCTGCTGCTTCTAATTTATTATGGAAAGCAATGCCAGAAGGTCACGAATTAGACGTTGTTAACGACCAAGCTAGACCAGGTAAAGCAACTGGTATTAATAGAGTTTTGTTAGCATTAGGATATACTAAATCAGAAAAGCGTATAGGTAACGGTTACCCACAATACAAAAAACCAATAAGTTCTGTAGGTCAAAATGATTTTAAAGGGTGGTTTGGTATTAACCCTAGAAACGAACCTGACTTTGTAGGTAGAGAAGCTAATATTAGTGATACTATAAAAGCATTTATAAGACTTTATGGAGGTGTAACTACCAAACAAGCTATTAAACAGTATTTAGCAGACACGGGTACTGATGTAACTAAGAACAGATTATCTTTTGAAAATGGTATGTCAGGTATATTGTATAGTAAAGTTACAGCTCAAAACCTAGATAAGTTTCCTAACCTTAGAGAAGCTAATGTAAACTTTATAGAGTTAATGGAACAAAGTTACGGTTTTGATGTTTATATGCCTACAATGAAGTACGGTAAAAAATCAGCTGTAAATAAACTGTACGATCTGGGTAACAAAACAAAGCTACAAGAAATGATGACTGAAGCTGGCATACCTAATGAGCTTCAAAATGATTATTATAATGAGTTATTTGGTGATACTGGCCAAATAAAAAACATGGCTCAAATAAAAAGAGCTAAACAGTTAGCTGGTGACAATTATGTAAACATGCCTTCTTTCTTAGCTTTGATGGACGGTAGAGTAGACGATTATACATTGCAAGCTGAAGTACAACAGATATTAGGATTAGATAGTTCTATAATAGATGCTATGACAAACGAAGATATTGTTAATGCAGCTAGAGACCACATCAAACAAATGTCTATATTTTTTGCTGGTAAAAACAATATTCCGCTTACTAAAAAGTTTTGGCAAGACACGAGTAAAGACGTTGAATTAAAAACAAAATTTATTCAATACATACTAGATATGTCAGGTGCTTATTCACCTGCTGGTCAAATAGGTAATAGACTTTTAACAATAGTAGAAGAAGGTAAAAATGCATACAAGTTATCTGAAAAAGATATTACTAAAATATCTGATAATAGAAAAATGGTAACCGAAGGCATGGGTGATTATATAGCTTTAATAAATAACATTGTGCCAGGTGTTGATATTATACCTACCAAACTAGCTTCTAAAAGTGGATCGCAACCTGCTGGAAAAAGAGTTATGAATGGTGTTACTAGAAAAAGAACTTCTATAGATAACACTGCGTTAAGAAAACTTTATCCTGGTCTAGCTAAAACTTATTCTGAAAAAACAGCTGCTATTAAAAAAGAACTTAGAATAGATGCTAATGGTAACGTTATTTTAACTACAGATAAAGCTCGTCAAGAACAAGCTGATCGTTTTAGAGAAGCTTATAAAAATAGTTTTGAAGCAAGTTTAAATAGATTAGTATCTCAAGACGATAGCTATAGTCTTAGCGAGTTTCAAGTTTGGTTGGCTGGTGAAAGTTCTGGTATGAATGCTTCAGGTAGAAGAGGAGCTTATTTGTATGGTATATCTATGGATATATTTAATGTAGCAGACAAAAACTTAGGAACAGACTTTGAGTATGACCACGCTAAACCTAATAATACTTTAATGATTAGGAGTGCTGAACTAGCTAAACAGGTTATTAATGGTGACATAAGTATTAACGAAGCTATGAAACAGCTAGACGTTTTTTACGAAGACTATCATGTTAATGCTATACCTAAAGAAATGGACAAAGCAATTAAAACAGCTGGCCTACAATCTTTTATTGACGGTAAATACCAACCAGGTAATCCTGTTTTAGACTTAGGTTGGTCAAGTAGATTATTTAATAACTTGGTTAAGTTTGATCCGCGTTTAAGACCTATACTAGTAGTGTCTGGTAAAGATGCTGGTAAAGTTATAGGTAACGACTATGTATTACCACAACATAGAATCAACGCTGAAAATACTGTACCAGTAGAAATGTCAGCTGGACAATACAGTAAGTCTAAACAAATAAATAAAGCTGTTTTAAACTCAAGAGCTATAAATTATAAAACAGAGTCAAGAGGTATGAGTGCTTTTGATTTTGATGAAACTTTAATTGACAAAGGAGAGAATACTATTATTGCAACAAAAGGAGATAGTGTAGTAGAAATTAGTTCTGGTAATTGGCCTTTAGAAGGACCTAAGTACGCCGCTGAAGGTTATGAGTTTGACTTTAGTGACTTTATAAACGTTAAAGGTGGTGTTGAAGGACCATTGATGCAAAAGTTTAGAAATAGAATAAAAAAGTATGGTATTGAAAATAATTATATACTTACAGCTAGACCACAAGAAGCTGCGCCAGCTATTAAAGCTTGGTTAGAAACTCAAGGTATAAATATGCCTATAGAAAATATAACTGGTTTAGGTGATAGTACTGGTGAGGCTAAAGCTCTTTGGATAGCTAATAAATTTTCTGAAGGTTATAATGACATATACTTTGTTGATGACGCGCTACCTAACGTAGAAGCTGTAGCTGATATGATTGACCAACTAGATATTAAAGGTAAATCTGTTCAAGCTAAAATACAATTTAGCAAAACTATAGCGCCTAATATGGATAACATAATAGAAAACTCTATTAACGCTAACTTAGAACTTAATAGGATAATAGAACAAACTACAGGTATTGGTGCTGAAAAACGTTTTTCTGATGCTCAAGCTAAAATAAGAGGTAGTAAAAAAGGTAGGTTTGGATTCTTTGTACCACCATCAGCAGAAGATTTTAAGGGCCTAATGTATAGATTACTTGCTAAAGGTAAGGAAGGTGAACGTCAAATGGCTTTCTTCAAAAAAGCTTTATTTGATCCTTATAATAGAGGTTATCAAAGTTTAAACTCTGATAAACAAAGTAGACAAGAACAGTACAGATCTTTATTGAAAAATATACCTGGTATTAAAAGTGATTTAAAACAAAAAGTACCTAACACAGAGTTTACTGTAGAACAAGCTGTAAGAGTTTATTTATGGAATAAAGCTGGTTTTGAAATACCTGGTTTATCAAAAAGAGATCAAGCTACTTTGTCTAAGTATGTTAGAGATAATAATAATTTAGTTGCTCTTTCTGAAAACCTTAGTTTAATAATGGGTCAAGAAGAGGGTTATGTACAGCCTAATGAATTTTGGTTAGTTGAAGGCATATTAAGTGACTTGCAAAAAGTAAACAACGAAATAAGTAGAGCAGATCATTTAGCTGAGTTTACTAAAAACAGAGAAGAAATGTTTGGTACTTGGGACGTTAGAACTAAAAAATTAGTTGGCCCTAATATAAATAAATTAGAAGCTGCTTTTGGTACAAATTATAGAGATGCCTTAGAAGATATACTATGGCGTATGGAGTTTGGTAGTAAAAGAGAGGCTGGTAAAAATAGATTAGTAAATAGATTTAATAACTGGGCTAACCAATCAGTTGGTGCTATTATGTTCTTTAACATGAGATCTGCTTTATTACAAACTATATCATCTGTTAACTATATTAATTGGTCAGATAATAATCCATTAAAAGCGGCTGCTGCGTTTGCTAACCAAAAACAATTTTGGAAAGACTTTGGTATGATATTTAATTCTGACATGTTAAAGCAAAGGCGTGCTGGTAACCAAAGAGGTATCAATGAAGCTGAGCTTGCTCAAGCAGTTGCTGGTTCTAAAAACAAAGCTAAAGCAGCTTTAAATTGGTTACTAACAAAAGGTTTCTTACCTACACAAATAGCAGATAGTTTTGCTATTGCTAGTGGTGGTGCTACGTTTTATAGAAACAGAGTTAATGCATATTTAAAACAAGGTTTAAGTCAACAGCAGGCAGAATCACAAGCGTTTAGAGATTTTCAAGGAGTAACAGAAGAATCACAGCAGTCTTCAAGACCTGATATGATTTCACAACAACAAGCTTCACCGCTTGGTAGATATATATTAGCTTTTAAAAATACACCTATGCAGTATGCTAGGCTTATGAAAAAAGCTTTTTTAGATTTAAAAAATAATAGAGGTGATTGGAAGTCTAATGTTAGTAAAATAATTTATTATGGAGCTGTACAAAATTTAATATTCAACGGTCTGCAAGCTGCGTTAGGAGCAATGATAGGTGATGATGAAGACGAAGAAGACAAAACAAAACAGCAAGAAAGAATTATTCAAGGTATGATTGATTCTGTTCTAGGTGGTTTAGGTTTAGGTGGTAATGTTGTTATGACGATTAAAAATACTATAATGGAGTATTTAAAGCAGAGAGAAAAAGGTTGGAATGCAGATCACACTTATACTATACTTAGGCTTATAGGTTTATCACCAACTATAGGTAGTAAACTAAGAAAAGTTTATTCTGGTATACAAACAGAAAAGTTTAATGAGGATGTTATAAAAGAAATGAGTTTGCTAGATATAGATAACCCTGCGTATAGTGCTATTGCTAACATAATTTCTGGTGTTACTAATATACCTTTAGATAGACTTGTTAAAAAAGTAGATAATATAGATGCTGCAATAACAGAAGATATATCTGTTATGGAAAGATTAGCATTATTATTAGGTTGGAATACTTGGGATTTAGGTATTGAAGACCAAGATATAATAGCTGTTGAAGAAGAAATAAAAGAAAAAAAAGACAGCGAAAGAAAGAAAAAAGAAAAGAAAAAAGAAAAAGAAAGAAAACAAATAATAAACGAGGCTAAAGAAAAAGAAAACAAAAAGAAAAACGACGGCAGATGTATTGCTATAAGTAAAAGCGGTAGTAGATGTAAAAACGAAGCTATAGCAGGTGGTTATTGTACTATACATGCTAAAGTAGAACAAGGAGAAACAGAAGTACAGTGCAGTAAAATTAAATCTAACGGTGAAAGATGTAAAATGAAAACCAAAGCTAAAAGTGGTTTGTGTTACTATCATGATTAAAAATAGCGAAAAACAAGTAATCTTATAAAAATAAAGTATACTAAAAAAATGGCAAAAGAATTAAATGAAGACACTAGCTTTAAAATAAGTATCAAGACATTAGGTGGTATAGCTGCTTTAATAGCAACTTTAGTAGGCATGTGGTTTACATTACAAGCTGATATTGCTGAAGCAAAAGAGTTACCAGCACCACCAGATCCTGAGGTTACACGTATGGAATTTGATATGAA